ATCAGGATCAGTACCGTCTGTTGCCACAGCATTTATAACTGTAGCAGTTACACCAGATGTAGCACCTGTTAAAGTTGATCCAACATAATCACTTACATTTGAAGCTGACTTTGAGGTAAGTTTTATAGCGTAGTAGTATAAGTCATATCCTATTTCACCAGGAATAATCATTGCACCTTTTTCAAAAAGGTGGTCAGATACTCTTTCGATCTGATTTTGTAAGATAGTCTGTGATTGTGTTAATTCTCTCGCCTGTACAGCAAATGCTGGTCTGAACAAAACTCGGTGAAACTTTTTAGTTTCCGAGAAATCATCAAAATAAGGCGAAAGATTAAAGTCTGTTGGACTTGGCATTTATCTTTCCTCTAAAATTCAATTATTAATTTAACATTTTCAGTTTGATCTGAAGCTCTTGTAATAGGTGCTCTATTTTCAACATACATAACATCTCCAACGTCAGCGTCTAATTCTGAAGACGCATAACCAGATGTTAAAGAAACATTATCTACTGTTTCAGTTGATGTTGAAGGTGTACCTGTAGCAGATGAGTTAATACCTGATATTACATTTGCACCAGAAAAAGCTGTTAAGTTACCGTTAGTATCTAAACCTTCGTCATTGTATCTTGTTTGTACATAATATAAAAGTCTGTTTGTCGGATCCCATTCTACAACTTTACCTACTGCACCTGTTGTTGCTTGATTTATTTCTTCATCAATTACAAATGTGCCTGGAGTTGGAGAAGCCGCAAATCTAACTACTTTCATTCCTCTTAAAGTATTTGCTGTAGCAGCTGAACCACCTGATTTTGGATCTCTAACTAATGCAACTCTTCTAAAATCGTTTGCTACTGTAAAGTCGCCAGAGTTTGAAGTTTCTGATCCTTCAAAGTTAGTGTTTAACATTACAAAAAAACCACCTAATTCTTCTACTGCATTAAAACCGTGTCCGCCTTTTGGTTCTATGATACAATCTAATTCAGCACCTGTCAAGTTTGTCGCACCTGCAGCTACTATGTCTGCAAGTCTAATATAACCAAAAGTATAACCTGAACCTTTTGCTGTAACTGTTACTGCTGAAATGGCACCTGAACTTACTGTTACTGAAACTTTACCAGCTGTACCATCACCTCTGATATTAATATTTGCATGTGTACCGTCTGCACCACCTGTACCGGCAGATTTAATTTTTACTATGTTAATTGCACCGTCAACAGCAGCTGATGATATTGTTGAGTCAGTTGCAACTGCCATAAAATCTGTTGATAAGAAATTTGTTTGTTGACCAGCAGTTAATGTGTACATATATTTCCACTTGTAACCATCTCCTAATGAGTAGATAGTTGAATTTGTTCCTGTTGGTTCTACAGTTGAATTTGCATTACCATTATTATCTAAACATTTGTAAACTTGAAAAGAACTGTTTATAACATAGAAAGCACTATCATATAAAGTAGTTGCACCACTATTTGCTGATTGTGTTGTAGTACCACCCGTAATTCTATTTCCGTAATCGTGTCTGTAATAATCGTAAACTGTACCAGTTGTCCAGTTTCTTCTTTGAATAACAAAAGATACGTCTGTTGTTTGAACTTTCTTTGCAGCTAAGAAATCATCAAAATAATAAAACTCGTCTGATATTGAATCTACTGGTGTTAAAGGTGCTGTATCAGTACCCTCATTATTTGTTCTACTGTCACCTCTGGTTTTTGTACCAAAAGCTTGAGGTCTGCCCATTGCTAGATAATATACACTAGCGGCTGCCTCTGAAAATGATTCCACAAACTGTTCTGAGTTGTGGATTCTAAATTTGTTTGTTATAATCGCTGCCATTTGTTATTCCTTTAACTATATTTATAACGTTAATATGAACCTAAACTTACTCTTTTCCAAATTATAGTAGAGCCATCGTATGGTCCTGTACAAATGTAAAGATGTGTATTGTCATGTGTTATTAGACCTACTCCGTCGCCAGCTTGACCTGTATTTGCTGGTGTTCTGAAATCTATTTTAATTGTTGATGGTAGAGTATTGCCACCTAAAAAAGCGTACAACTCATTAAAATTATCATTAATCTTATCACCACCGGTTCTGATTGGATCTCCGTTTCCGTCATTAGCTGTTGATCCGATACCTATAGTTTGTTTTGCCATATCTTTTATTTTTTCCTAATACTATTTATACAACTATGCGACATCAAATTTCAAATTCGACTGGTCAAATGTAATATTTGTTTCATCAAATGAGTTACTATCTATCTCACCAATTTCAGTTGATATTGCAAAGTTAATTTTTATATCTGTGTTAAAATCATCAAAAGTTGGTACTATATTATATAGTGAAGTATTTTTAAGACTTTCCATACGAATTGCTTGTATCTGATCTAATCTAACTTGACTACCCATGTTAAGACCTAAAACGTACTTATCTATTGATTTCATTCTCGGACCTGCAACTGCAAGACCAAATTTAGTTGTATTTTCTCTATGTGTAGATAATGCTTTTGATTGTTGTCGAATTATCATGTGACGTGATAAAGTTACATCTCTCTCATTTGCACCTAATGAAGCGATAACACTATCGCCTGCTTCTACATCTATTGCTAATTCTGGATTTGAAGCTAATGATGTGCCACCGTCTGTTGTTCCTAATCTTCTACCTAAAAGTTTAGAGTATAGTGTATTCAATACATCTTTGATTGGTGTACCAGTAGCACCAGAATTTAAACCTGTTATACTTTGAATTTGTGCGTCTACCTGTGTTGATATGTTTACAAGACCTGTAAAGTAAAAACCACCTGTATGCATTGTCTTTTTAAATGAATCTCTCCAGTCATTAATTGTACGACCAACTTTGATAACGTATGAAAAATCTTGGTAATATAAACTGTCTTGTACTTTCATTGTAGTTTCTGAAATAAAACCATCCTGATTAATATATGTACCGTCTGTATCAATAACACTAGCAACTGTAGTTGTCGCTGTAGCAGAATCTACTTTTTTAATTATACCAGTACCACCGCCACTTGAAGTTAATTCTCTATCTTCATCAAAAGTACCTGTAGCACTTGATAAAGTTAAAACATTTGTACTGCCATTAAAACTTGCAACTGTAGCTGTAATAGTTGAACTTGCACTATCAACCGAAGTTACAGTTTCGTTTGCTAAAAAACCACCTGATACATTTCCTAAAACAATGTGTGTTCTCATAGATACTGTAGGTGGCGAAGGAGAATTTTGATATTCAGCACCAGTTTCAATTACTTTAATTGCCTGTACTTTACCAATTTCATCACCAAAACAAAATACACTTGCATTTGATCCACCTGTAACTGCAATTGTTGGTAATGAACTGTAACCACTACCACTATTAATAATTCTTATATCTGTAATATCACCGTTGCCGTTTTCTTGTACAACTTTGTTACCTGTGTACATATCACCTCTTACGGTTTCATCTTCTAAAACTATATGATCGTCAACAGTTGATGTGGATTCTTCTTGTGTAAAACCACCGTTGACAACTGAAACTTTTGCAACAGCAGAACCACCACCTGTATCTGTATTATTAAAAACTAAATCATCACCTATTGAATAACCTGTACCTGCGTTATCAATAATGAAATCTGTTATACCACCAGAACCAACAGCTTCAACTTGCATGATTGCACCTTGACCGCCACCTATTACAGCAATCGATTCTTGTGGAGAATGTAACGCACCGTCATTTGAAATTGTTGGTGAAGTTGGAATACCTGTTATGTTAGCTTTGATAAAAGTATCAATATCATCATTTTCAGTACCTCTAATTTCTTCTCCTATTGCAAAACTACCAGAAATACTATCATCATTTAAAATAAATTCAGATATTGTATTTGCACCTATTTGAAATTTAAATACGTTTTCAATTATAGCAGTTGCCTGAGATGTTTGACCTGTAACTGTACGACCAACTAATTTTAAAGTTTCGCCCTCAGTACCAATCGCTCTTATAATTTTTTTAGTATCAAACTTACCGTCTGAAGTTTTTAACATTTGTTCTCTAGGATAAATTGTTTCTGATCCTAAATTAAATAATAGTTTAAAAAATAATTCATGTCCTCTAGCAGTACCTTTTGCTCTGTAAACTGATTTGATATTTTTAATTAGTTTTCTTTTATCTACATTATTATCTAAAGTTTCAGGTAAAGTATTTAAGAACTCATTTCTAAATTTTGTTAAGAAGTTAGATATAACTTTATCTGGATCTCTAAAGTTTACTAAGTCTTGGATATTTTGAACTGGATTTGGTCTGTAATCATTTAACGTAGCAGAAGCAGCTGATGAATTACCTGTTATAGTTTCACCGTCTTTAAATTTATCTTGTGCTGAAATAAAAAGTCTACCATTATCTAAGTCTTCAGCTAATATAGTTGCCGTTGCACCAGATGTAGAACCTGTAATAGTTTCGCCTACTGTAAATTTACCATATACAGAACTTTCTAATAATACTTTATCATTTTCGTCAATTTGTGTTTGACCGTCAGTTGATAATTTTGTACCTTCTAAAAGTAATTCGTTATTTTGGTTTGTTTCTGTTTCTAATAAAATACCTTCAGTTGTCTGTACACTTGTTACCAACAACTCTGCTGATTCCATAAATGTGTAGTATGATCTTAAAAACTCTACAAATTTAGGATGATCTGCAAGTACGAAATCAGGAGTTTGGCCTCCTATTAACTTGGATATTTTTTTAGTAAACTTCGCCATTTATTAATAGCTACTTGTTGTTGTATAACCTACGCCTGCGTCCGATGAGCCGCCAACAAAAGTATCTGCCTCTACATTAATTGATGAGTTTGATGTATCAATATTTAATACTTGATCTCTTACTGGTACCACATCATTTGATTTTGGTTTTACCGTTAATTCGATTTTATTAGAAGTTGCACCTCTAATATTTTCTATACTTGTTACATTTAGTGAATTAATTGTAATTTGACCAGTTGCATAATTAATTGTACCTTGTGTATTATTAGTATATGTTCTTACAGAACCTACTAAGTAATATGTTCTTACATTTCCCTCGCCATCATCATCTAAGAAATAAACATTAGTTGTATCACCACTTATTTTAAAACCAGATGTTTCCAAAATACCACCCATTGCTGAATTGTGTCCTGAATGTGGATTGTATAATGCATTTCTATAATAGATGTCGTATCTTGTTGATGAACTTAATGTTGGTATAAATGTTTTTCTTATTTTTAAAGTTGTAATATTAGATAATATTGAGGTATCTGTATTATCAATTTCTTTTGAAACTTTTGAAAATCTATAAACACCATCAAATTGATTTAGTGTATTTGTGTTGTAATTATTTAAAGTTGTAATCACATTTGATTTTAATGTTTCTGAATTTTTATCTGTAGCTGAATTATCATATTTTATAGTAGATGTTAATATAATATCTGTAATTTCTGGATCAACAATAACTGGTGTTACTGAAGCAACATTATATCTTTTTAATTGTTGTACGATATCTGATTTTGTAGTTGCTGTTAAAGTAGAACCTGAAGCTGCCTTAATTGCAATCTTAACTTGACCATAAACCGGTGTTTCATCATCTTCACCACCCCAAGCACTTACTGATTGTGCATTAGGATATATTTGTAAAACTTTTGTTTCATAATCAGCAGTTGTAACTGCTCTGTCTTGTGCTGAGAATTGAAGTGGAGCATTATAACGTATTGACTCTTTAGATTGAGGTTCTGATCCGCCTTGTGCTGATGAATTAGTTGTTATAGAAACATTTGAAAAACCACCAATAGAACCAGATAAAGCAAATACGTTTGCACCATTAGCTTCGTCTTTATTTGTAACTATGTATTGTAATTTTACAATGTTACCATTTGATAATGTTTTTCCTAAAACACCGTCACCAAAATATACTTCAAATTTACCGTCTTCACTTTCTTGTGTAAAGTAAACTTTAGATGTAGAGTTTAACTCTGATAATGAACTAACAAGTGAATACGTTGATGTTGTTGTATCACTTGAAGAATTTTGTACTGTTACTTTTAAAGTTGATGTATCTGCATTTATACTTGGTATAGTAAATCTTTGGTCTGGATCTGAATTATCCACAATGTAATTAAACGAAACTAAAGAACCTTCATGTATCGATACATTATTAAATCTATAAACACCATTCACAGGCGTTGTTGTTATATCAGCATTAGTAACAAACTGATATGTTATATTATTATTTGTTGTAGTAAACGCTGTACCTTTTGACATTGTTATTTCTGTGCCTGAGGCATTGTTTACTAGAATGTCAATATTAGCTGTTGATGATTTTGCACTTGTTGGTGTATAACCTAACATCTTTGCTAATGACACAATATTTTTTCTTATGTCTGCTGAATCTAAATACATTTCATTAGTCAGCATGTTTGCATTGAAACCTAGGTAATGTGTATTGTAAGCTAAAACATCTAATAGAACGGCAAAACCTGATCCTTCAAAATCATAATCCTGAAATTCTGATTGATCTTGTAAAAATGTTTTTAAATTTTGTTTGATTGCGTCAAAGTCTAATTGTGAAACTTCTAATTTGTTACTGGCCATTTTATCTTAATCTCTCTAAAAATGTTTCAACTGTAACAGGTTGAGTTGTACCTATTACATAAAAACTAATTGTTAAATTATATGCATTAGCGTCAATATTTGGTCTAGCTACTATTTGAACTAACTTAATTCTTGGTTCAAAGTTAACTAATACTTCTTCTACTTTTCTTTGTAAGTTTAAAGCAGTAAGTGGTGTTACCAATTCAAACAACATTGCTCTCACATTAGAACCTATCTCAGGATGAAATGGTCTCTCAAAGTGAGAGGTATTAATTAAATTTCTAACACTTCTTTTTACAGCTTCAACATCTGTTAATTTATTAACGTCACTTGTAACAGTATTACGGCCAAAGTCTAAATCTAAATCTTTGTAGATTCTACTTGATCTATTACTCTCGTTGTTTATAGAAGCGTCATAGTTTGCCATATGTGTAATATTTATCCAGTTTTTATGAACCTATTGACACATTATTTGAACCTGTTGCTGGCTCAGCACATATAGAAGCAGGATCTCCAACAACTACAACTTTTACACCACCAATTTTTACAGTAGATTGATTTGTAGAGTTTACTACTTGAGCAATATGTGGAAAAGTACCATGTGCTGCTACAGGATCACCGTCAACGATAACCTTGATACCATTCACACTAACAGTTGATTGAGTATTACTCATTACACCACCTGCTGTATCACCACTTCTACTAACACCGGCCATTATCGCCTATTAGCCTCTAATTTCGCTTTTTGAGCAAGTCTATTTTTTTCTGATATTATAGCTTGTCTTATTTTTCTACCCATTGGTATATCAATAGAATGGCACATCTCTTTGCCTTTTTTACTGATATATTCAACACTTATTGATTGATCTTTAAAATCACCTTGTACAGCTCTTACTGCTTTCTTTAAACTTATATCTTCTTTTTCTTTTTCAACGCCATCAGCGTTCCAAAACTTAAATAATCTCATTTTTGGCATGATTTAACTTTCTATATTATATTTTTCTTCATCAATATACGAATCACAACGGCAATGATTACAACAAAGTATTAAAATGTCTTTATTATCGCCATCTTTGTGTTCCTGTGTACAGGATGTTCCACAATGACACTTATGTCCGCAATTTTTACAATTTTCCATGTTAAAACTATTTATACTAGTAATTACACTTTACATTTGCGGCTCGCCACTCAGTTTCACTTAAATTTTCTACGTTTTCTATAGCTGATTCGCCGATTCGCTCTAAATCTGGTTTAATTTTGCAATTTTCACGCATTCCAGAGCAGGAAATAGTGAAAAAGAACAAAATGAGAACAAAATAGTTCATAAATTGTTGATTTTACTCGCTTTTTTCTTTAATTTTATTGAATTTTTTGCTTGACTATTGCTTATATTTAGTGTATAGTATATGTATATTATGAAAAAAGATAAAAAAACACTAAAACAAAGAATTTTAGAAGCTAAGCAAAGAAATTGCTTGACTCTGCTACAAATCTTTGATATACTATTATTAACAAACAACAAAGGAGAACAACACTATGTCTAAAACAAAAAACTACTATTGGGATTTAGCTGAAAAAGCTGTTGACGCAATATTACTTGAACTTAAAAACCAATCTATTAGCAAAGAAGCTGCTAAAGCAAAAATCATGCAAGTTGATAACCTTGACTTGATTGATATTGACGAATGGAATATTGATGAAATACTTGATATAGAAATGGGTAATGCTTAATGACTACATTTTTTTCAATATCTACTATATTATCTGCCATATTAGCTGTCGGTTCAATTGAGGATTGTGGCGGTCATTGTATGGGAAATGAAAACTGGACAATGTTTTTTATTTGCTTGACAATCATGCTAATTTGTGGTATACTTACCGTATTAACAATGAACAAAGAAGGACAATAACACTATGATAAAAGTTGAACAAACAGCAAACACACTAGAACAAGGCGTAGCTAATATGATGGCAGGCGCTAAAGAAGATTATAAAAGATGGTCTACCCACGGCGATAAAGAGTTAACTGGTTACTGTAAAGAACAAGTTGACAATTGGGATAATAAAACAAAAGTATCACAAGGTAAAAAGTACATTAAGATTGTGCAAGACACCGGTGTATTTGCTTTTATTGTAAAAGAAGATTTTAAACACTTTAAAAAAGGTGATATATTGAAAGCTGCTGGCTACAATGCACCTGCTTTAAACTCACCAAGAGGTAATGTACTTTCTGGTAATTATGCAATTCAATGGACTGGTCCATTATATTTAAGATAGGAGATACTATGAATAGAAGAAAAAAAGTTTTTGACAAAGTTGTAATGCCATTATTATCAAAATATATGGTCGACCCTTTTAAATACAAAGGCCCTTGTATAGCCTATAATATACCAATTAAGTATTTAAAATATTTTAAAGAAATTTCGGCATCTAAAAATGCTATGAATGTGAGATACAGATATAGAGGTAAATCAAAACCTGGTTATGATAGACCTCAATCTTTTATACACATGGATATGGCTGATACTTTCGCCGTATATACAAGATAACAGTTCCTTTTTGTTGTTGTTTCCCCCTAGTAGATAATACTAGGGGGTTTTTATTTTTAGATATTCTGCAATCTTGGATCTTTAGAAGTAATATTTGATTTTGCTTTAGGTCTAGCTAAAGATTGTTTACTTCTTTCTCTCAATTGAGCCTTTTTAGAAATCTCTTGTTGTTTTTTCTTAAACAATGATTTTAAATCCCATTTGAAATTCATACCACCCTCCTTGTTAAAGTTAGGTGCGTTGCTTCGGCATTTGCCTACTTCCGACTTAATAGTTCAACGTATAGGATTATTTATCCGATTCTTCTTCGTATGTAGAAGGACAACCACCCCAATCGTGGTCATCATCATTTAGAATTAAACCCTTGTTGTGTTTTTCTTGTAGGTACTTTTTATCTTCTTCGCTCATAATAATACTTATATAGCAAACTTTACAAAATTTACAGCTATTTTGTAAATCGAGTCAATAAATTGTAAAGATAAATTGACTCTAATTTACTAAGACTTTAATACGGTAAAGATACTTTGTAAGAGGACTATTTGGTTGATATCCCCAAGGTTGCTTTTTCTTAGGTTTTCTTTTCTTCTTTTTAGACACGAAGTTTATTTTTATTTATATTGGACTTGACTTTAGGAAGGAATAATATATAATGGTGTTATGAAAAAGTATATTAAGACGTATGATGATATTTTAAAACCTAACTTATGCAAAACTCTTATTGATAAGTTTGAAGCAAACAAAGACCAACAAGTTTCCACAGATTTAGAGAACCATAGACACTTTACAGAAATCAATCTAAACCAACATGAAGATTGGAAAGCTATGGTGCAAGGTCTTTATTTACATTTAAGACCTTATGTACACAAGTATAAAGAAGATTGTAATATAAAAGAAAAACAATGGCCTGAACAATATGGTTTTGAACAAATAAGAATGAAACGATATTTACCTAATGATAAAGATGAATTTAAAAATCATGTAGATGTTGGTGACTATGATAGTGCTAGGAGATTTTTAGTATTCTTTTTATATTTAAATGATAACTTTGGTGGTCAAACATCATTTAGTGAATACGATACAGTTGTACAACCTAAGGCAGGTAGACTTCTAATGTTTCCACCCACATGGACATATCTTCATGCCGGACACAAACCTATTAAAACACCAAAGTACATTATTGGTAGCTATTTGCATTATGTGTAAGTCTGCTATAGAAAGTTAGCACAGCAAAAAAAGATTTTTTCTCGCTAAATATTTGCGAAAGAAAAAGGTGATAAAAACATGTTCTCAGTTACAAATAAAGCAAAAGACTTCTATCTTAATATATTTAAAATTTTTAGTGTGCGTGATGATGACAGTATCGATTCTGGCGTCAAATCTTACTGCCAGGCCGAATACGGTAACGATTGGTATTGGGCGTACAACTCTTACAAAGCAGACGGTAGATTTCCAAAACCAGAAATATCAAAAATTAATAGAGGTATAAGATAATGTCTAATACAGTACAATACAAATTTAGTAAACTAAATATTCAACGAATACAGTTTGCAGGAAAGATACAACCAAAGAAAGAGTCCAAACGTGTGGCCATATAACGAAGAAGAAAACGATTTTATTTCAAAGACCGCCAAAAGTTAAGAATAGGGTTATTTACCTCTTTCTTAGCTTCTTCTGGTGATTCAGCATAAAAAATAACTCCCATTACAATAAACGATAAGATACAACCTAACAGCAATAGTAGTAGTCCGTGGAATAGATCCATAGAGATATTTAGAAAATTTCCGATTTCCGAAATTGCGATCTTTTCTGACTTATTGCGTGGAGACGGTTCCTGGAGTGGTACCTGGAGCTTCCTCTGAAGGACGTACACCGTTATATATAAGACTTACGAGCTTGACAATATGCGACAAATGATGTATACTACACCTATGAATGATATAAAAGAAAGTGTAATAGATGTAGGTAGTGGTTTTGTATTGGCCGTTCTTATACAACTCCTAATATTTCCTTTATTTGATTTACATCCAACAATCTTTGATAGTATGGGTATTGCGTTAATCTTTACTGTGGTGTCCATGACACGATCTGCATTATGGAGAAGATACTTTCGAAAGAAGAGATTATGATAGGTTTATTTTTTATTGGTATACCAGTTACGATACTTGTTTTTTATGTATTGATAAAAGCAAGAGATTATGATTAGAGGAGTAATAGGGTTTTCTTATATAGAGAACAACCTTTATGGTACTATGATGATTGTAAGAGGGAAACGTGTAATTAATGTTGTCTTACCTATAGGGATATACGGTCTAATGAGGCGACTTTGGGGTAGTAAAAATATCCTCCGAAAAATTTTCTATAAAGAAAGTATAGAATTTAATCAGCTGGAAAACAATAAAAAGTGATCTGTATATGGCCGTTGGATGTTATTACATTTATAGATTAAACTTTGTTAACTGCCACGGATAGCGTTTTTTCTAAGGGTTTAAATCTATTGTAGAACCACGTATTGTTACAGACTGCGTTGTGTTCTGAGTACTACTGCCTTCTACTGTCTTTAATTCATTACCTAGTATTTGTTGTGTGTAATTACCAGCAACTCGTAGGTTGTAATCACCACCTGAATTTACATTAATGTTACCATCTACGGTAACCATGTTAATGTTTCCTTTATCTACTTGTATATTAATGTTGGCGTTTGGACCTATTTGTATATCGTAGTTGTTATTTGAATTGCCGTCTTTGTTAATGAATAGCTTGTGTCTGCCGTTTATAGTGGTGTCTGAGTT